TGAGACCGCCGCCTGGAACAACATCACTCTCGAAACTTCGATGCGGTTCAGCCGCTCGATAACTAACAGTGACTCGTCCCAAAGCATTCCGATCGGATAACTCTGAGCGTCGGGATGACCGTGATCGAGAAGGAGGCTGACGGTTCGCCGCAGCCCCCATACCCAATCGCTCAGCGTGGCTGGCCTTGCATTTCCGCCACCAGGGCCGTCGTGCCCTGCATCATCCGGACGACGATCTCCAAGGCTTTTTTTAAGCCGCCCTCCATTGCGAAGGTGAGCTCGCCGATCTTCTCCAACAGCGCCAATTGAACCGGCGCCTCGATCCGTGCCGCGGTCTTCGCATCTTCGTCCAACGTCGCCGGGTCGTCCTTTGCGGGATCGAAGGCCGAATAGGCGATGATGTCCGCGGCTGCGCGCGGGACCATCTTCAACAGAGACGCTGCTACGGCGTCGAAATCGTCAATCGAGAAGGCTACCGCCCCACCTTGGATCGAATTGAACAGCGCGTTGAGGTCGTCCCTATGGCGACCAACGATCGCACCGATGTCATCGACGTTGAGACCCCGGAGGACGATTTGCCCCCCGGGGGTGTCAACGGTTCGTGTCGAAAAACTGTACTTGAGAGCCATTGACGCTAGGTCCCTTTACAAGAGTGCGAGAATGCTACGATCAGGTCGCGGGGCGACCATTGACGTACAGCGCCTCGTAGCCGATGCGTTTCAGCACTTCGACCTTGAACTTCAACTGCTGCCACTCGTCGCTCTTCAGCGTGAAGTCGCCATCCGGAGTCAGCTTCACCCACGGCATGAGATAGTCCATGTCGAGACCGGCCGGGTTGGCTGAGATGAAGCGCATGAGACCTTCGACCGGCGCCGAACCCGAAATGACGCGCTGCTGCTTCTTGGTCTCGGTGGTGTAGTTCACCTTCAAGTTGGTGACCCCATCCACGATCGCGCCGCCTTCAAGGATTTCGAAACGACCGGTTGCCGGGTCGAACTTGTAGTCGGTGACCGGGCTGAAGGTCGCCGGGCTGCCGGCATCGTCGGTGATCTTGAACTGCGTGCCACCTGCACCGGGATAGACGATGCCGCGCGCGCCGGCAGGATTGAGTGCGGTTACACCAAGCTGATACGCAGAGCCGGTCTTGACAGCGGCGAACGTCTCGCCAGTGACGCTAGCTCCCGTCACAGTGAGCACGTCGTTCGAACCGAAGAACAGCATGCCGAGATTTTCAGGCGAAACGTTATCGGTGGTGAACGAACCCTCGCGGTTCACTTGCAAGGTGATCGAGTTGTCCTTCTCCTTGATACCGACGTCGGAGTCGAAGTGATCGAGCATCGTCGCATCGAACTTGAGACCCAACGCAGGCGTGTTGCCGATGTAGCGTTCGCCATTGATGTTCTGAGTGCCAGGCAGGAACTTGGCAAAATACAGCTTGCCGCGTCCGAGGGTGTAGTTCTTTTGAATTGAAGCAGGCATGATGGTCTTCTCCGGGGTGATAAATCAACGGACGGGTGATACTCTGTTTACACGTAAGGCGCGGCCATGTCCTCAACGATTTTGACGGTGAGGTTCAGCCAGAAGTAGGCCTTGGCTGAAATTTCATCGGATGGGCGGACGACGCCAATCCCGATTACGATGTCGTCGACCTGACCCTTCATGCCGAAGATGTTATTGTCCCGCAGGCCCTTTTGACGTTCCTTGGCGAGCGCCATTCGGACGTCGGCCAGGAGGAATTGGGCAGGGTCGGTCGGGTTCTTCGAGTCGTCCTCGACAAAGCCTTGGATAACCATGAGCCAGTCGAACGTGTTCGTTGACGATCCGCGCGGCGAATCAGCCGCGTCGTTCGGGATGGGAGGTTCGAGGATCGAGACCATCGGCAAGGGGTCTTTGTCACCGAACGTAATGCGCCCCCGAAACACGGCGCCGGTCAGGTTGCTCGAATAGCCCTGGTCAACGCGGATCGCTTCAATGCACTTCGTCAGGCCTTGCAGCACGCGAAGTCGGAACGGGTAGATTTTACTCATAGGTCGAGATCCAATAAGCGGGTGAATTCGGCTTCCAGAAAGTCACCGATCTCAGGGCTGATGTCGGCCGCGACCGTTCGAAACACCTGATCGACCGACGGGCCATAGAGCAGATATAGGCCGTTGCTCATCCTGATCAGATTACGCTTGTTCGAAAGGCTTTCGCCGGCCTTGAGGCGGATCGCGAGCCCGAGGTTGGACTTGGTATCGAGGTTCGCGTTTCCGGCGCGCAGCCTGATCAGGAATGCGCGACGCATGAAGCGCGCCGAACCGCTTTTCACTTCAACAGTCACGCCGGATTTGGAGCCGACAGATCCGGAAGTCACGAAGCGCGCCAACGAGGTTGCGCGATGACGGCCGGTAACGATGCCTTCCAAGTCGCCGGCTGACGGGCGCTTTGTCACGCGCAGACGGGACTCGTCGCCGGCAAAATATGAAGCTGGGAAATTGACCTGGCGCACGCCGCGAACGGCTGCTGCGCGTGCTCGATCGGTCGCAGCGTTGACGGCACGGCGCGCAGCCTGCTCAATCTTTACGGGGATTTGGTCGAGCGAGGTAAGTGAGCTCAAGCCCTCCACGGCGAAAGCGTACAGGCCGGCCATCAGTCGATCTCCGGAAGCGGCAATCCCTCTGCCTGGTTTTCCGAAAGCCGGATCACCTCGGCCGTAGCGAATTGGTCATCGGGAGGTTGAACGTTGTCGACCCGATATGCTTCGCCGGCCTCAATCGAGATGATCGCGCCGTTTACGGGGTCTATCTCGGTCAGGTCAAAGATGATCTTGGGGGTGACTTCTTGCCGCGTCGCGTAATTGAAGTTCGTGCCTTGCAGATCGCCGACGGCGTCAAACTTCGTGTGCAGCCGCACATGGATAAGCTTTTGCGTCGTCCAAGGCGTGTCGCCCAATAGATAAAGTGCCGGGACCAGCATAGCGTTATGCAGGTCCCGGCGAGCTCGTCGCTTCAATGTGCGAAGCGATTCCATCGTCAGCCGAGCAGATTGTCGCCAGCGGCCTTGCCGTCACCCGCGGTCTTGCTGTCGCCAGCGGTCTTGGCAGCGAGGGAGGGCGAAGATGAGGACGCAGCGTCCGCCGCGTTGGCCGCGCGAACCACAGCGGGATCGACGTAGCCACGAGCCGCGGCTGCCGCCTCGTCGACAGCAGTGGGTTCGCGGACCGCACCGAGCGCCTTGAGCTCGTCGAACTGCTTCTGGGGAAGTTCGGTGATGATGTCGGTGGGCTTGTACTCGTCCACCAGGGCCGCCTGGGTGACCTTGCCGGTGAGCTCGCTGACTTTGCCGGGCTCGCGGCCGACGTGAACGGTATGGATAGCAAGTGCTTTGGGCATCGGGCTTTCTTTCTGCTTTCATGGAGTGGAACGCGGGGTAGTCCAAACACCGGACGTTGAGCGCCCGGTGTCAGTGTTTCGACATCAAGCCAGGACGGTCGCCTTCAGGGTGGCGTTCGGATTGACCGGCACCATCAGCGGCGAGGACTGCGTGACGATCTGCTCGACCGCAACATCGCCCGGCGGGATGTAGTTGCGCGGGAAGACCGGCAGCGCTTGGAACTGCGCATTGACGTCCACGATGGCGCCGAAGCAACGGAAGCCCTGAATGTTCGGACCCGTGAGGACGATGTCTTTCGAGGACATGAACGGAGTGACGGACCCGTTGACCGTGAAGTAGTCGTTGTAGACAAACACGTCCAAGCCGGCGCCCAGGGTGCCGACGTAGCGAGTTTCGCCCGTCGGCAAGAGGCCAGTCTTGATCGTCAGTTCCTCATTGCCGCGGCGGTTCTTGTCCATCTCGGCGATGATCTCGGGGTCCTTGCGCATGACCGCCCAGACTGCAGTGCCGATCGTCAACTTCGTCGGGGTACCGCCGAAATCGGCCATGTGCATCAGATCCATCCACGACTGGATGTTGCCGAGGATAGAAACGCCGGCATCTCCCCAGCGCGCGCCAGCACCGAGGACAATCGTGTGACCAGGGGCACGGCCGAAGTCGACCAGCACCGACGGGTAGTCGTCGCCCTCGATCAGCACCTTGCCGTCAATGACCGCCTTGGCGGCCAGCCATTCCCAGCGGCGTTCGATCGCCACCCGATGATAGGCCAGGATGTCGGCCTTGATGGCGTTGTAGCGCGCGGCCGGCGACTCGGAGCCGGGCGCGAGGATCGAACCCGGGCGACGGGTGAAGATGCGGTTCGGGGAGACGGGATCGCTGGGCTTCAGGTAGGCGGGCTTGAAGCGAGCAACACGGCTGCCTTCCTCGTAGATCGGACGACCCTGCGCCATCGGAATGACGAACGGAGCGAGCTTGCGGCCGGCGCGCGGGATCTTCTCGAAATCGATATACTCGTCGGTCGACGAGATTTCGTTCGGGAAGAACTGAGCGAGCCAGTAACTCGCGGGAGCGTCGAGCTCGCGATACACCCCAAGCAGGGTGTGGGTATTCCAGAGCTGGTAGTTGGTGAACGGCATGATGCGTAGCTTTCAATGAGAGTGCGGGATGGTCGATCGCTGGCGAGGCTGGGTTACAGCCGCGGACGAACGACGATGTTGGTGGGAGTCGGCGAGTTGCGGAACGCCGCGCACTTCTTCGCGAGGGTGTCGTAATCCGCGTGATAGATCAGGGCGACCGGATTGAAGTTGCCCGCGCGGTAGATCGGAATGCGCTTCGGGTTCGAGGCGTCCGTCACGATGCCGCCGCCATCCGGCACAACACCGATCGGAACAACAGCGGTGCTGCTGGTCTTCGCCATCACGAGCTTGCCGGTTGCATCAAGGCCGACCACGGCGCGATCGACGAGAGTGGTGCTCGCGGCCACTTCGAAGTCTTCCGTAACCGGCTGCGGGATCGCAGAGTTGAAGAGTTCAGCCTGGCTGAAAGTGTCGCCCTGCTCGAAAGCAGCAACGCCAGCCTGACCGTAGGGGATATTCACGTTAGCCATTTGGTAGTCTCCCGATTTGGGATGTTGAGGTCAGTGCCGGCGGGACTTACCGCCGACGGGGTTGCTGATTACGCGGCACTCTTCTTGAAGCCGGTTGCCTTGGCGTAGTCGCCCAGGATCGCCGCCGACTGATCTTCGGCGGTCGTTTCCTCCTTACCCGGAGCGCCCAGGTTCGGATTTTCCGACTTGTTCATCGCCTGCTCGAACGGCGTCTCGGTCTTGACGGTCGCGGCCGGTGCAGCGGCCTTGTCCTCCGGTAGCGTGCTCAGCAAGCCCTTCGCCTGATCAACTGTCAGGTCGGTTGTCAACGCGAGCTTGAGAGCGGAGGCCTGACGAGTCTTGGACTCGTCGAGCGCGAGGATCGCGGTGATGCGATCGGTCGCGGCCTTTGCACCGGCTGCGGTGCCTTCCTTCAAACCGTCGGCGTGGCCCGCGGTGCGAGCAGCAGTAACAGCGGCGTCATGGGTGGCCTGATCGACCCCCGTGGCTTTGTCGTTCATTTCATCGTCTCCATCGTGGGAACAATCGGCCGCGAATGCGGCCACGGCGTCGTCGAGAGAGCCGATGGAATCGGCCAGCCCGTTCGACGTTGCTTCTGAAGCGGTGAAACAGAGAGCTTCGAAACCTCGAATTGTCTCTGCATCCATCGCCCTATTTCGCGCCATCTTGGCCACGAAAATCTCTCCGAGCTCGTCGATCCGCGCTTGGATGCGAGCCTTGGCGTCCTTCCCCAATTTCTCGTAGGGATTGCCGTCGGTCTTGTGTTTGCCGTGCTGAACAAAGGTGATCTTGATGCCGGCCTGATCGAGTGCTTCGCTGAAATCAACGTGCATCGTGACCACGCCAATCGAACCGACACCGCCAGTCGCCGAGACGTTGATATGATCGGCCACCGAGGCGATCGCATACCCTGCGGAATAAGCGCTCTCTTGCGCGAAGGCCCGGATCGGCTTCTGACCACGCATAGCAAACATCTTGTCGGCCGCGTCGAAGCAGCCGGCGACCATGCCGCCAGGCGTGTTGCAAATGAAGGCGATACCCTTCACGCCCTCGTCAGCCATGCCGCGTTGAAACGCACGCCAGATGTATTGATAGCCGGTGGCCCAATTCCCCAGCGCGAAACCAAAGTCGTGAAGGAGGACGCCCTTGACCGGAATATGCAGGACGCCGTCGCGCACATTGTAGGGGCGGAATTGCGCACGCCAATCATCGGCCGCCGGCCAGAAGCCGTCATCCGTCTGCATGCCCTCGTTCAGCATCTCGAACGCGCGCTCGTGCGCAACGATCTGCTGAAGGCAACTTTCGAATAGAACGCTCGACCCGCCATTGACGAAAGCCGGCAGTCCGCTAAAGCGCGCGATCAAGGGATTAAGCATTTTGCTTTTTCTTCGCTGGCTTCTGATCGGGATTGTCAGCCTCTGTCGAAGGCTTTAAGGCGTTCTTGGTATTCTGCGTGTCGGGCTCGACGTACAGGCCGGCTTCTTCGAGCATCGTCCTCTCGCGCTTGCGCTGGCGAATGACCGCGCGCCAGTCCTTGCCCATGCGGCCGTGCTCGTCTTCCAAGGTCGAGAGCCCGTTGTCGAGGCGCAGAACGGCGGCCTGAGTTTCCTTCAACTCGTCGATTTGCCCGCGGCTTGCGCCGATCCATTCGCACTTGCTGTATGCGTCGGCGTTGAGACCTTCGTAAAACGAGGGTCCCTTTTTGCCGACGGTGGTGATCTCGCCCTTGTTGATCGCTTCTTCCAGCCAGAGCCGATAGATGTTCGAAGCGAAGCGATCGGCGACCATGCGCTTGCGCGACTGCATGAACTTCCACGTCTCTGTCATCGCAGCGCGGATCGACGAATAGTTCGACTGGCTGTAATCGCGAGACAGTTGCTCGTAGCTGACGCCCAGGTTCGCTGCGATGTAGCGCAACAGCGATTGCTCGAACTCGGTGCCGAGCGGGCCCCCCTGGCCGGCGGGGCGAAGCTGAAGCTTCGTGCCCGGGAAGAGATGCGGGATTTTCACCCCGTCGATCTTCATGTTCTTCGCGCCGCCCGCGTATGTGTTGACGGCGTTCAGATAATTCGTCGCCCAGCCGGTGATGCCGTCGCCGATATTGCCGCCGCCGAGCGACGAGAACACCGCCTCGGAGGGAAGGTCGCTCTCGATCGAAGCGGCATAGGTCGCTTGCACCACCGCGTTCTGCAACACGATGTCGCGAAACGTCTTGGTGATCTTCAGTTCCTTCAGCGCGGCGACCATATCGGCCACGCCGCGGGTTTGATCCGGCCGGGTCTGCTCGACGATGTGGATCATTTGCAGCCGGCCCCAGGGCTTGCGGATCGGCACGTATTTCCACTGATAGCTGTCGGGGTTCGAGAAGTCCGACGGGTGGGCCATTCGGATGTGATAGCCGAGCGGCGCGCCCATCCTGTTTCGCGGAACGCCGCCGCGAAGCGTCGGGGAGGGGATAGCGCCCATCGGGTTCGAGAGACGATCCACGTCGATCATCTGGATCGCAGTGCTGAACGGAACCGCCGGATCACGAACCCATTCCACCGATGCCAGGACTTCGCCGGCCGCCGTATAGACGCCCACCGCGAGCCGCGTCAGCGACGTCAGGGTATTGACTCGAGCCGCGTCGGGCCAGTTATTCTCGCTCTCGGCCCAGAGAGTGAACTTGCTCTCGACCTCGGTTTGAAATTCCTCGGCCCAGGTCTCGTCGAGACCGAGCACATCGAAGGCCGGCTTGGCATTGAGCAGGAACATCGAGCCGACGATGTTGTCCTTGTGCATCGCTTCGCCGCTTTGCACATAGGCATCGTTGCGAAGTCGGTCGCGCACTCGCGCGTCGATGATTGGCTTGTCGGGAAGAATGTCCTGGTCAGCGGAGCCGAACGACGGATTCCACGTCATCAACTCGCGATCGTACCGGTCGGCGCCATCATACGGACCGCCGACCAATGCCACCGCCTTGCCCGTTGAAGGCGCGACCACTGCGGGGAGGGCATTCCCAAGCAGCGCGTCGATTTCATGATCGGCTCGCATTAGAAGATGATGCCCATCGGGCCCGAAGTGCGCGGACTAGGGTTCGATTGACGTTCGAGGTCCGCGATATAGGCGGCCAGCTTCGAAATATTCGCGGTGTTGTATCGAACCGTCTCACCATTGGAGTCGCGAAACTCCACCGCCTGCTTGCCCGTCAAAAGGGAGTGATAGGCGTTCTTCGCGTCCGTTAGCAGCTCCGAAATAGTCGCCATGGGGTTTGATCACGCCAATTCTGCGCCGAGTCGCTCCAACCCCATATCACTCTTTGGTTGAGATTCAAATCGTTGTTCCGCCCCCGCGGCAAGTATCAAGTCATTTTTGTCCCACTCGGCCGCCCAGGACGGGGGGCTCGCCCAATCAATTCGCTCGATATTTACGTGTCTGGGCGACAGGCTCAAGGCCACGCAGTAGCAGAGCAAGTCCCAGGACTCGTTGCGTTGCTTCTTCGGATTGTCCCACCCTTTTGTTGTCCGGACCTCGACGGTGAGCTCGGTATAGAACCAATCCGGCAGCCATTCGGGGAAACTGATTCGCCCACCGCCCGGCGCCTCGCGATCGAGCAGCTTGTTGACCTGGTCCTTCACCTGGTTGGAATTGATGATCAGAATGGGGATCTCTCCCATGGCGGCAGCGCGACGATCCTTGCGCTCCGCGTCGGGATAGGTGATCTGCACTCGCGGCGCCGTCTTCAAGGGCGAGCCCTTCACCAACTGAAAGCGGCGATGCAGATTACCGGGGCAGTGGTCTCGCAACCACCTGTAGAATTTGTACGCGTTGGCGGTGACGCCCTCCTTACCGCCGGAGTCGCAGGCGACCGCCTTGATTTGCATCTGTCGGCCGCTGTTGTCCGAAAGTGGATAGGTCTTCAAGATCACCGCGTCGACGAGCAGCCGCCAATCTTCTTCGTACGACCCCGGGCTGATCCAATAGCGCTCACCATCGCCGTCCACGCGCTCCGACTTGCGAACGTCATAACGATCAATGATCCAGATATCGCCGTGCTCGCCGATGCCGTGGATCTGCACCACGAAGCGGTTTTTCTGCACGTCGATCGAGGCGATGAGGAATCGCACGCCTTCGGGGACGACGCGCTCGCCAAGATCGTAGGCGCGGGTCTTGAGGTCTTCCGGAAGACGTTCGCCCTCCGCGCTCTGCGGAATGTACGGCTCGCCCTGGTCAGTGTTGACGGTCGTCTTTAGCGACTCTTCGCTGCCGGTTTTCTCGAATTCCTCGTAGGCGCTGAGATAGTTGTGCACGAGCAACTTCCAGTCGGCGAACGCCGCGGCGGCACCCTTCAGCCAGAATGACGCGATGCTCGACCGGATCGGATTGCCGACCACCGACCCGTCCGGAAGCCATTTCATGCGGTCCTTGATCCACTTTCCGTTGTGGTTCATTTCCCGCTTCAGCTCGTGCTCGATATCGAATGAGCAATGCGGACAGCGGAGTGTCGCCATCTCGGCGGCCTCCATCTTGTCTGTGCTATCGGGGTAATTGAGACACTGGAATGTCGGCTCGAACGGCTCTTTGCAATTGATGCAGCGCCAGTACCAGCGGCGCCGATCGCCGCGGTTATAGAGCGCGAGAATGCCAGGTGTCGGCGGCGCTTCGTGGGGACTCGTCGCCATCCATTTCACGTTCTCGACCTGCCAGCCGGGCGAGCTCTCGGCCACCGTCATGCCGTAGCGCTGGAAGGTCGTCGTTCGCTTGCGGGCGAGATCGAACGGCGTGCCTTCCTTGTCCACGTCGAGCGGCATTCGATCGTAGTCCATCAGGAACAGGCGAGGGATCGTTTTGCCGGACAGTTCAGTGATCGTCGGCCACTTCACGAGCAGCCGCATGCCGGATTGGAATGTGATGTCGTGCGTGTTGAGGCTTTGCCGGCCCGGGGTAACCTTCGCCCCGATCGCGGGGGAATGCCGGAAGACCTTTTGCAGATCGCCCTTCGACCAGTCGCGCGCGGTGTTCTGCGTCATGTGCACGACCATCATATCGGCAGGATCGCAGATAGCGGTGTGCCCGAGCCAATTGAAATAGATATCAGACTTGCCGCAGCGCGCGGGACCGACGAATACGAGGCCGGTGTAATCGAGCGACGTGAGTTCGTCCATCGGCTCGACCATGTAGGGTGCGATCGAGTTGTCCCACGGACCAACATAGCTCCCCGGATTGTTGAGCATCCGGTATTTCTCGGCGGCCTGCGAAACGGTCAGCCGTTCGGGCGGCCGAACCATCTCGGCGGTGTCGACGATGATCTGTTCGAGAAAGTCGGGCATATGAAGTCAGTCGTCGTCTTCTACGTCCGCAAGCTGCGAGGTTGTCTTCCGTTGCTTCGGCAGTTCGATCAGTTCGTGATGAAGGTCTTGCTGCAACTGATCGACAGCGCCGATAAAGTGTCTGTTCTGAGCATCGGTCAGCGCCTCTACACGCGCCAGGTTGTCGACCCATAGCTGCATCTGATTTTTGATGAGCTTGAAAACTTCGGCGAACGTCTCGGTGACATCTGCGGTGTGCCAAAGGTCACCGGCCTTTTCTTTCCAGCGCTGCTCCTTCAATCGGGCTTCCCAGACTTCCTTGCGCAGGAAGGGCGGGAGATCGTTTATGTTCATATTTTTGATGTAGGTCTTGGTGTCGAAGCGCGGCTTCACGAGATAGGCGGCCGCTTGCGACAGCTTGAATAGCGGCTGTTGGCCCGCGCCCATCTTGATCGGCGGGCAATCGGCAAGTCGCTTCTTCACCGTGTTGCGATCCATCTCGAACGCCTGCATCAACCATGTGATCGAGACGCCGCGGCTGACGTTGCGCAGATCCATGTTGAAGATTTCGGGCGGATAGACGGGCTCAGCGGTGCCGAGCAAATCGTCGACGTCGTCCGCGGTGCGGGGGCGCGGAGTGGTACGCAGGAAGTTCATCCGAGCAGGTCCGCGACATCCTGGGTCAGCGGACCGAGGCCCATGATTTTGCGCTGGTAGTTGGTGACGTCGAGCTCGGGCCAGAGCGCTAGGCCGCCGTCCTTCTTCGGTTCGGGGAACTTGCCCTCCGATATCCGGCGATAGAGGGTCGGCCGAGACATGCCGGTGCGTCGTAATACTTCGGGAACACGGAGAAAGGTGATGGTGTCGGTCATATGGGTCATCCTGAGACGACATGACACTATCACCTTGTAGTTGACATTCAACCCGTCGTGTGCAAAAAGACGACCGTGCGGTGGCGCCTTGCGCTATCGTTGCCCTCCTTGGGCGTTTCCTCCCTAGACTTGTGGCCGGTATCCTCTCGGCACGCACCCCCGGCAGTGGGCCCTCCGCTGCCGGGGTTATTTTGCCAACTAACCTCCGCTTGAAAGTTCGAGCGATATGGCGGATTATGGCCGCAGGCAACTGGAGATTGATCAGTGCCTGATGACCCTAACCCATTACCGAAAGAACCCGCGGCCGAGCGCCCTGCAAGCCTCGGGCAGCAATTGTCCAGATTCGTTGAATGGGTGAAGCCTTACAAGGAAATTGCGACTCTGCTTGTTGGAGCGTTCGTGGCCGTTTCGGCCGGTATCGCGTGGACAATTTCACATTTTGCAACGCGAGCGGCGCTAGATGACCTTCAATGTCAGATTGAACATGACAAAGGAACCAAAGCAATAGCGGAATCTGCGGCGGCCGCCGCTGCTGCCGCTGGAATGCGACATGCTCAAATAGAAGTCCTTTCAGCCCAAGCCCCGTCCCAGTCGACAACTGCATTAACCACACAATGGTCGAAAGAGGCGAAGAACATTTACGACACGCACGCGGCGAAAGTGGCTGAGGACACTAAAAAAATAGATACGGCTTTCGCAGATTGCAAACGGGTCGCCGCTTCCGGAAAGGGCGCGAAATCGCCATGAAAACCGTAGCAGCATTGATTTTTGTACTTGGCATAGCTGCTGGGGGTACAGCAGCTAACGGCCAGCCATGCCCGATGGCCGAACTAATCGATTGCACTCCAATTCAGAATTGCGAGCGAGCTCAAGACGACAAGGATTGCAACAGATGCCTTTTCAAAAATCCTCTTGGGGGGTGTTTTCGAGCCATCGATCCGGCCTGCGAGGCTGCCAAGGTGCAACAAAAAGCTGCGTACGATATCGAAAGAGCGAAGTGCGAAAATGATAGGGACGCGCGGAAAGCGAAATGTGAAGCGGCAAAGGCCGCGGTGCAGAGAGCTGCGGCTGAATGCGCAAAGCAGAAGTGAAATCACACCTTTGTGTTGCCTTACGCGGCAAGACCGGGTTCTGTCACCCCAGCAATTCGGCAACGTCATCCGCGTTTGAAATGGCGGCTGCATCGCGCAGGTTGTCCAAATAATCGGACCACCACTGCATCATCTTCCTGCGATCGTCGATCCATTCCGCGGCATTGTAGGCCCCTCGAACTTCGTTCTGCTCGACATGGGCTAGTTGACGTTCGATCCAGTCGGATTCGAAGCCCTGAGAACTACGCTTTTCGTTGAGCATGGTAGATGCGGTTCGACGCAAGCCGTGCGCGGTAACCTCCGTCTTGGAGTAGCCCATTCGCCGAAACGCTGCGTTTAGAGTGTTTTCGCTGATTGGCTTTTTGGTCGTGCGTACCGAGGGGAA